ATATCGATCATCAACGCCGCGAAATGTAAGTAGTCTGTGTGTGTGTGTGTGTGTGTGTGTGTGTGTGTATTTTTATTTTTATGATGATCATTATTGTCTCCATTACAAATAAAAAAATTGAAATACTTTTTCATAACATACTAGAATACAGTGCCAGACAGAAGAAATGAACACACAAGAACGACAACGACAAATACGCGAAGAACAATCTCAAAAGGAGCAGAAATTCTTCTGCGATCTTGCTGCTGCGTTGGCGGATGGAAAAATCACGCCGGAACAAGCGTGTTCTATGATTGAAGCCGCGCGTGACGCTAAAATCTTTGCCGATGATATATTGGAACCAAAAAACCCAGAACAGGAAAAGCAAAAAGGCTTCAACGAAATTGCGGGAGTTTATTCAGATTACCAAATCCCGAGGGAAGAAGCGTGTGAGTTCTTTGTGAAGTGGATCGCTGAGTGGAAACACTTGTTGTGAAAGTGACACCGCCACCCCCTACCGGCTAAGTTTAATTATTTGAATTATAATGTAAGCATCAGCGTTGTGTATATGCTCTAACACTTTTTATTTGGTATATATAATATGATGGAACAAACGTGGTTTCATTCAAAAGATCTAACACCGTCATTAGAACCACCAACGATACTAGTAGATGATATATACGGATATGTATTACCTCACGCAGGGACCCAATATACCGGTGATATTATTCAACATACTTTACAGTTTCGCCCAAAAAATATAGATAAAATCAAACATGTATATATTTATTATTTTCCTTCAAATGTAAAACCGGATATTACGATTCCAGACGACGACACACTAGATCATCGCATATTATTGTCAAGTATTTCATCATCATATTGTCATCATGAACTCTATGTGCCATTTCGAACGATCCTTCATTATTTTCGTAAATGGAATGTAAATACGAATAGTATTAGATTTTTACCTGTAAACGTAAGGAACATACAACATAAATGTATGAGTAATGGTTCTATTACATATCGCATTCAACAAGATAAATTGAAGAATTATCGTAAAAATAATACACGACGAACACGTCGTCTTCGTGAAACCATCGAACATTTTTATATTATATCGGCAGATTTCTCTCATCATAAGCCTTTTCATTATGCGATACAGAATGAAAATAAAGCAGCACACGCAATCGTAACTAATTCATTAGAACGTGCTTATGATATACCGGCGTATTTAGATGAAATCGACGATGTTCGAACATTTAGAGTATTTACAACCAAACATCCAAATCTCTCGTTTCAATGGATCGGAAGAACGCGAAGTCCCGGAGAAAACGCTGTTGGATATCATTCATATTTGATACGTCCACTATTTCAACCGATGAAACGCGATTCATCTCCACCATCAATCGATGGCATATTTGTCACGTGTTATGATTCAAAAATGAATACTAGAGAGTGTTTGGGCGAATGGTTCTCTCCGGTTGAGGGGCATACTTTGACTCAACAGTTCGAAAATGCCTTTATAAAGAAGGTAAAGTCAAAAGCACAAACAGAGAGCAGACTGACTGGAGGTAAAAATAAAAATATACCGATCACTCGATGCGTTATTACATATTTATTCAAAGACACATCTACGACAACATTTATTCGTGGGTGGCATGGTATACGAAGGAATGCGATTTATTTGCCAGATGTGTTACTTGAAAACGCAAAAGAAGATGGGTCGTGGATTACACCGCGCGATAAAGAGTGGTCACTTCCCGAAAAGTTCACACAGTTTAATATCGCAGAAACACTAGAAAAATTAGAACAAAAGGCAGGTGATACCGGTTTAACTACCGACATTACACTATACACTACTAGAATTCGTGTAAAAAAATGAGGCATACCCGCACCTCATGACACACACACACACACACACACACACACACACACACACCACACACACGCTTACCTTCCTTTAATCCAGATACTCTCTTGAGTTGTGGCGTTGAACTCTTGGATGGACAAACCATGTCGTTCCAACGCCGTCGGCGGTAGGTATTGGTTTTCGGTGAGCCGGATCAGCATACAGCTCTGGGTGCGTCCATTCGTTTCGCTCTTGACTGATCGGGAAGTATCTGATTCCGCCAAATTCGGTTCTGGATTGTGGTTTGTAGCGGCACAATTCGCCTCGTTCGTTTTTCTCGACCTCTTTTTTCATCTTTGCGATAATCCGTTTGCTAACCGTGCGGTGTTTGGCCCAATTCTGGTGGCGTTCGCTTTCTTCGTGTTTTTGCCAGTGTTTGGTTTTGCCAGTATATCCGCACGCACACTCCCAGAGTTGGTCTCCATAAATCCCCCCTTCTTGTGCTCCTCCACCAACTCGCCGCCAACTGCCAACCGCGTGTCTCGCGATGAATGGGCACACTTCGGGCTCTGGGTTTATCCAAGACCGCTCCAGTTTGTTTACAACGCACTCGGTTGCTTCACGGAGCATGATGTCGCGCTCTTGTTGAGGAAGTTCCATCCAGATGGAATAAGTGATTCCAAAGTGTTCGGGATGTTCATTTGTCACGCGATACCACGCGGCACGGTCAACCCGTTCTTCAACTCCGGCAGCCGCGAACAAATGTGTCGATTCGCTGTAGGATGGAGGAGGACCATGAACCGCCGCCGCCGCACCACCACCCGCAGCAGCAGCGTCGTGAACCTGAACCTGAACTTCACGGTGGAGCGCGGCCAGAGCATTCATCGCGTCCAAATATTCGCCTTCAGTCATTTTGTCTTGGTTGTCTTCAATAACGCGCATAAGCGTTTCCAGTTTAGGGTTTACTGCAGCCATGTTTCGTTTCTTGTTTGTTCGGATACTGTATTCAATCTATTGTAAAAAAACATTTCAATTTTTTTTTACAATATTTCTAATGAATAAAATTGATATTATGCCGGGGTCGTGATCGTGGTGTATTTGAACCGGATTTCAGTCTAAAACTGAGTAAAGTTGTGTCTGCTAGACACCTAGTACCTTCGCTGCTTCTCGTAGTTATTCCGTTAATCGAGTCGTAATTAGAGACGGAACCGGAACTCAGTTGTAATCCGCCAGTTTCAACACCCCTACTTCCGGCTGCCGCCGCCGCAGCCGCCGCCACCCCGATGGCAAAAACCGGTCGCGCCGGAGAAATTAATTGTCCGGTCATCACCTGCGGAATCTGAGAATACCGATTGACGCGCATAAAATGGCGGACATCGCGCAGAAGCGCACTCCATGAATAGGTGCGGATGATGGCCTGATTGGCGCGAAGAATCGAGAACACAGCATAGGTGAGTGCTCCCGCGAATGCGTTGTTGATATATGCGTCGGCGGATGTTTGTTCGTCGCGTGAGCCGCTGATCATAAATACTTCGCCGACTGTTTCGGTATACTTGCCTTGAACAAACGCTTTCTGTTGGGTGCGCCATACGGCGGGATTGCGTCCAGAAGGGGGTTGAAGAAGTAGACTGAAATCCTCGTATTTATAACGAACATCACATCCGGTGCCATTATGGCAGCAATCGAGGATGACGTAAAGCCGCGCACCCCGAGGCACACGATTCACAAGAAGTGCGCGGATTTCATCGTCGGTGATGATGCCACCTCCGGCGGATGCGGGCGCGTTATAATCAAGCGGACAAAGACATGAGTCGAGACCGGTGGCTTCATCACCATTTGTATCACGAACAAGTGAGCCATGACCCGAAAAATGAAAAACTGCTTCATCGCCGGCAACCATTCCGCTGACGAGGGCGGAGATACCCGAAAGAATATTTTGGCGTGTGGGGGGCAACGCGGACGCAGTTCCGGCACCAGCAGCACCACGATTTCCATCCGTGAGAACATTCACAGCGGACGCTGGATAAGCTAACACCGAGCGTAAATACTGCGAAACATTTACGACGTCGTTATAGCATCCGTTTAAGGTTGCGTCAGGATTGTTGTTATAATTGATACCGACGAGCAAGGCGGTGCGGCGAGGAGGGCGAAAAGTGGGAGCAGAGGCCGAGGCCGACATAATAATCGTATTATGATATACATCGATATAATATACTCTATTATATTTCATATAAAGAAGATGACATATAAATAATACATACGATGACGAAACTCGCGTTTATTACCGGAATCACCGGTCAAGATGGGTCATACTTAAGCGAATTGTTATTAGACAAAGGGTATAAAGTATTCGGTATTGTCCGCAGAACTTCGTTGCTATTTTCACACACAAGAATAGAATATATTCGCGATAAACTGAACCTGCGTTATGGCGACATGACCGATACAACCGGATTAACAAATTTTATACACAATATTATACAAACGCACCCAGAATTTGAAGTATTTGAGATATATAATTTGGCCGCGCAATCCCATGTTGCGATTTCATTTGAAATCCCTGAATATACGAATGATGTTGATGGCGCCGGTGTATTACGCATTCTAGAAGTGATACGAACGCTGCCTTCATCCATAAAAAACAAGATTCGATTTTATCAGGCGGGAACAAGCGAGATGTTTGGGGCGGTGAAAGAAACTCCGCAGACCGAAAATACACCATTTAATCCGGTTTCACCCTACGCTGCCGCGAAAGTGTATGCTCATTATATTACGAAAGTGTATCGCGAAGGATACGGAATATACGCGGTAAACGGAATTTTATTCAATCACGAAAGTAGTCGTCGTGTAGAGAATTTCGTCACGATGAAAATTGTAAGTGGAATCAAGAATATACTAAATGGAACGCAGGAGTATATTGAATTGGGGAATATTGACAGTCAGCGAGATTGGGGACATGCGAAGGACTATGTATACGGGATGTGGCTCATGCTTCAGCAGCCACATCAAGAGGAGCGACCGCCGGAAGATTTCGTCCTCGCATCTGGAAAGACACAGACGATTCGCACCTTCGTCGAGAAAGCATTCGCATTCAAAGGTATTACGATCGTGTGGAATGGCGAAGGCGTGAATGAAGTCGGGGAAGATGCGGCTACAGGCATTACACGAGTAAAAATAAACCCGAAATATTTCCGTCCATGTGAAGTCGAGTTTTTATTAGGTGAT